AAAGGTTATCAAGTTAGTAGCAACAGACCTAACTCTGGCAAACCCATTGTTAGCAGCTGTAGCAAATTGCTGAGCTGTAAGGTCACCTCCAATAAATACCCATTCACCTGGGATAAGACCTAACTGGGTCAAGTCTTTAGTTGTACTACCAAGAGTGGGGTAAGCACTGCCGCTATTAGTTATTGTTACATCACCTGAAGCAAACTGAAAACCAACCCTACTAATAGTACCGGTTTGACCTGTAGCAGCTGTAAGGTTAGTAGTAACCCCAACGTTTGTACCAGTAGGTGTACCACTTACAAGATGTAATCCATTGTTAGCCGTAGCTCCAAAACCTTTAGCAAACAGCAGGTCGTTAGCACGATAGCCAGTACCACCTGAGGCTGGTTGGAAAGCTTCACCAACACCATCTACAGTTGCTACAGCTAGCTCATCCTTACGTCTCATATTAGCGAACAGGAAGCCTTGAAAGAGGTCTTGGATGTTAGTTTGAGTAAGGTCGGTATTAAAGCCACCAGAAGCATCAAGGTCAGTTATAACACCTTTTTTCTTTTGCCTAGAAGGGTTAATGGGGTTTCTTGCTACAGTCTTTAAGCTTCCACCGAAATCACTATAGCTGTTTGGCTCCAAAGGTATCCAAACTGGTGACCCAGGTAAAACTTTTAAGCTAAGCTCTTCAGCATATCTTAAGCCTGTAATGTTGCTATCAATTTTACTTACCTGAACCATGATACTCTCCTATTTGACTTCGTCGTATTCAAAGTTAATCAAGACGTTGGTTTGATACCAAAGACCATCTTGGCCTACTTCATTAATTCTTACTTGCCTAAACCAAACACCATTAGTAGAAGCTTTCCCTTCGAACGCATTTACAATAACACTAACCAGGGTATCTGACAAACTTAAACCACCCCCATAGGGTGTAAAAACTTGAACTGTAAAAATACCAGCTCTTCTGTATCTGCTAGTACCATTAAAATTAGCGAGGCTAGCTTGACCACCATTCAAATGTTTCACTACAGCCCTAGCCCATGGTAAAGCTGGTTGACCATCTTTTGGTGTTGAGCCCATTGTATCATCATAGACTACAGCTATGCCTTGTGATGGTGGGCCAGCATTCCATGCACTATAAAATAGACTTAGTATGTCATCTCTTGCTGTAGCTATCGACGTCATTGTGATACCTCTAAAGCATAAGCTATTCTAACACTACCAGGAGATAATAACTTTACCCTATTAATCTTATATAAGGTATTACCATCTTTTAAAAGGTCAAAAGATTCTATCTCAGCTTCAGCTACTCCGTCAAGTAGATCTGCATGTATAAGAACATTCTCAGAGTCCCGAGTAGTGTTATAGGGTGACTCTATTGAGGATACAAGTGATAATAGGTCACTATCCAAGAATGGGTGAACAAAAAGACCTATAGTTGTAATAGTAAAGCTAGTTGAGTTACTCGCTTGATTGGTTGAGCCTCTCCATGGCTTATTACTATCAACTGGCGTATTACCCGACCTAAGAAGCGTTATAGACCTACCATTAGTTTCTATAAGCCTTTTAGCAAGTGATTTAAAACGAACGTAATCAACCATTAAGCCCTCTCAAATGACCGGCTATAAGGATTAGTCAGTAATTCTTCCATCCACAGGTCAGCAAGGGGGTATTCAGGTATAAAGAAACTGCTAACTAAGCTAGACTTAGATGGTAATACTCCACCTATTTTTTGAGACTCGACTGAGCTTTGATACTTAGTCTCTTCTTCAATAGGGCCAACCTTTTCTCTTTTATTAATTACTACACCTGTTGGTAGGATAGTTTGAGATGAGTTGGCAGTTAAGCTTTGTTGGTTTACTGGAGATGGCGGATTAGGTAATAGCTCACCAACTCTCAATGCTATAAGCGCATACTCAGCACAGGCCTTTTTAAGTTGTGGTGGTATATCATGCTCACCCATAAAGAACCAGCTATCATTGTCAGAGGCATTGTTCCTTGGCCATTCTAAGCCTTGTATCTTTGACCTTTTATAGCCTCTAAATCTTTTACCAAATCGTTGTTCTATATAATCAGTAGCTCTGATAATTGCGGCTTCTTTTAATGAGGTTGGCTCATTTGACCAATCAGTTCTACCTCTAGCTAACTGATAGTCATCAACAAAGGTAGTTGAGACATAGGCATTTGAGTCTGGGCTTTGTTGGCCAATCTCAACTATAAATGGCATATAACCCTCTTATTAGATAGTTAGAATTAAAGCACTGTTATCTTCATCTGAAAAGTCCCAAGTACCAATTAAAAGGATAGCCTTTATACCGAGAATTGATAACCTTTGTATCCTATAGTTATCAACTACCGTTGAGATTGTCAACTGATTTCCATCTTTAAGATACCTCTTATCTTGTTCAGTTGATATGTTCATTAGGGTGTTACCTGATAGCCTATAGTTAGCGAGCCTTTTCTACGAGTAGTGATAACGCCATTGTTGTCTATAACCTGTATATCATAAACGTATACTCTTTCTAATAGAGTATTAGTCTGAGTTGAAGTTACAGCAAAGGAGAATTTACCCTGAGCAGCATTCACTATAGTACCAGTGATTGGACCAATGATGGGTGTTGAACTATTTTTTGACTCTTTAATAGAAAGCCTAAAGGTATAGCCAGTAATATCCACAGCTATACCATCTCCATCTAGGTAGGTATAAACTGGCACCCAGTCATCACCTTTAGTGACTTCAACATCCTCTATAGTATAGTAGGTTATGGTCATGTCTTACACTAGTACTATCGCTGTTGGCATTGGTCTTACCGGTACACCTCTTGGGCTTCCGGTAACTATATTACTACCATATATCATGTTGTCGTTATCAGTTAATGCATAAGCTGCACCAGTATTGGTACGAATAAGGTCCCTAGCAGCATAATCTACAGTGTCCCCAGCATTTACAGCTGCAGCCATAGTAAGAGTAAGCTGGTTACCAGATATAACCCAACTACTTATAGTCTGTAGTGTACCAGACCTTCTTACTTCTAAGCCATCAATGTTAGCTGGCGATGCTGATGGTATAGAAATTGAGGCATTGCTATTAAGGTTAAAGGTTATGGTAATAGTACTACCTGACCTTGTAGCACCTGTGATGAATGGTCCATCCATATTAGTTGGTATACCCACAGGGTTATAGTAGTTAGAGATAGCATGAGCTATCCTTCTACCTAGGTCATAATAGCCACGTTCAGATGTAAGATAATGTAGTGCATCGGCAAGGTCAAGGTCGTGAGCTGGTCCTGTATATCTGGAGTTTGGTATACTAGCAATAGCATCAAGGTGTGCTTCTCTTATACCCCCCCAGTTACCACCTTGTAAGGTACCGGCATGACCTAAGCTCCAACAAAAGAATGGGCATGATGCAGCATTACGACCTATTGCTAGTCTTACATTGCTTACAAGAGTAACTAGTCCATTAAAGTAGTTAGTCTTTGTGGCATTAGCACTAGCATCAGCTTCACCCTGGTTCCACACTATAGCACCAACATCGCCTACAGCAGCTAGTGTACTGTTTAAGGTTGCCCATACAGTTCCACCTAAATCTGACCAGGTGTTAGGTGTACCCAGTAGGGCTGAACCACTAGTTGAGGCATCAGCAATCATTACTGGTATGTTTGCACCGATGTTAGCCTGAGCAAGTACTGCTAAACTCTTTATACCAGCCCCTAAGCTGGTTATCCTATCATCCCTATAAGCGGGGCCACCACTACCGCCATTATAATAACATACCTTGTGAACATCCGCAGTAATACCAGAATCACCAGCACCAGTAGCTAAAAGCTTAAAGTTACTTTGGCCAATACCTAATATCACTTCACCTACACCAAAAGGGTAAAATGTTTTAGCGAATTGAGTTATATCATTGGTATGCCTTACCTCAAGTATATAATATGATAAGCCTTGAGGCACTGTAATAGTGATAGACCAGGTACCTACACCAGTAGCTATGCAGTTGGCCCAAGTTACAACCTCTACATCATTTAAGCCAATTATTCTTGCTTGTAGGCTAGTAGGTGAGCCAGCATAGGTACCAGTAAAGGTTATAGCTCTGCTGTTACCTCCACTAGCTCTTTGATATACTCTACCCCAAGCTCTATTGGATACCCCATTAATGCGAACAGCTTGACCAGCTAGGTCAGGTCCACCTCGTGTCATTGGGTTACTAACTCTTGTAGCAGTATTACCATTACCAGTAAGGTCAGGTATAGTGGGTAATGCTTCATCGAACTCAGTGTAGAAGGATAAAGATTTACCTAATGCTGTAGGTAAAGTTAATGAAGCTAAATTATTAACGTCTGCATCACTAAGTGTACCAGCACCTTTCACAAGGTATGCTATATTACTTTTAAACTGAGTACCAGTAGGTGATGAGCTTCTTATACCACACTGATGAGTCCCTGATGGCGTTATACCACTAAAGGGTGACCATGCTGTACTGGTAGTTGTAGTCTTGGTTATTGTACCACTTAATGGTGCTGTAAACACCTCAATAGTACCAGCATTTCTCTGTAATCCAACTACATACCAGCCTGGTGCAGTAAGGGTAGCAGTACCAAGATAAACACCAGTGTTACTAGCGGGACCTCGTACCTGTACGTTTATTACACCACTAACCATGTAGAGTTGTACGTTATTAGGTCCACCTTGTGTACCTATAGAGGCTATGTATTGTGTTAAAGCTGATACTTCTACTTGTATTAAAGCAGCTAAAAACCAATCACCATCGGGGAAATCAAAGCTAGCACTATCGGCATAGCTATAAGAGTCATCAACACCGTCAAACCAAACTGACCCAAGTGAAGTTTTAGTTATAGTACCATTAGGTAAAAAGGGTGCTATGTTATCTGAAGAACCTGAGATTGTACCACGGTTATTATTATTAATAATACCAGTTCTACTAATAACTTGGGGTGCTACATCCTGTAATTTGCCGATAGGGCTTGGTACTCTCATGGCTCAGTCCTATTCTTTGAATAGTACTACCTAGCCTAACTAGATAGACCTTTTTATACCTGGTGCTACACTTTCAATCATATCTTTAGATACTTTAAACTTAAGGGTTTCTTCAAGAAATGCCAATGAAGGTCTTCCACCCTTAGTCCATTGCTCATCTACAGAATGGTCAAGTTGGCCAAGTAGTTCTTTAAGCTTTGTTATTTGATTGCTGGTATCTTCGTCTTCAGCTTCATTTTCTACATCAGCTGTACCAGCTTGGCCTTCAGCTAAAGCTAGTTTATAAGCTTCTTCAGCTTCAGCATGCTCTTTACTACCCTTAATATGGGCATTGTAATAATTTCTTAGGTAATTAACTGCACCCCAAATCTGCTCTGGTTGACCAGACAGGACACATTCACCGCCTCTAAAGATACGGTTATTAAGAGTAATACTTTTACCAGCGTATGGTCCAACAAGTATTAGTGTAAGTGTGATGGGTTCAGCCATTTTATCCTCATATATTTTGGGGGTAACTTTTTATCATTACCCCCCATTATACTAGTTAGTGATACCATTTGCAAAGGAAATACCCTTTTCAGAGAAAAGAGCTAATCCAGCGTACCATTTAACACGCCAGATGTGTTCATCTTTAGTCTGTGACTCACCAACATCAACAACCTTGATACCAGACTCAGCAGAAGCTGTAAGGCCAGCAATACCATGAGTCATAGAACCATCATCAACAGTACCAGCAATAATGGTTGTCTGGTTTGAACCAGAGCCTTTTACTTGGTTAACTGGGATATAGTCGTTACGGAAGATTGGTACACCAGAATAAGCCGGTACTTCAGCACCTGAAGGTAGAGCAACTACTTCATTAACACCAGCACCACCAAGACCTCTTAACAAGGCTTTGTATGAGCGGATAGTACGAGCAGGCATAGTGATGTAGTCAACTTGGCCATCCTTATCAGTAACCAGGTCAAGCAATTCATCCAGGAATGCAAAAGATAGAACACCACCGTTAGTACCAGTAGCAACTTGTTGACCAGCAACAACTAGGGACAGTAATCCAGCAAAGGTAAAGTTAGTACCATCACCAGTAATCAACATCTGTTGATATTTACGTCCAGCTGACTTTGCTTTAGAGGCAATTTGAATTGCCGCTTGGTCATTGCCACTATTACTACGAGTTGCTTCAATCAACCCGTTAACTTCAGCATCACCAATAATGGTTGTAAGCGAAGCTGTAATGTTGGTAAAGGTAGCAGCATCTTTAGCAGCTTGTCTCTCAGCAGCGTTTGTGCCGGAAGCAGTTGCACCGATAGTACCATCAGCATCACCAACACCCGTAGTAGCAACAGCACCAAGTGCGTTTTCACGGTTATAGCTGAGTGCGTTTCCTTCAATACCCATAAAAGGTAGAACTTCATACATCCGGTTTACGGTGATGACGTTTTCGATAACACCCTGAACTAGCATGTTCTGGGTAAGTTTTGCCGACTCTGCAAGAGTAACTGTAGGCATGATACTTCTCCATTAAAATAATTGTTGAATTGAGCCAGGTCACCTGGATGGCCTTACTCCATCAAAAAATCACTTTAAGTGGAGTGGTGTGTAGATTAACTACACAGCCACTTTACCACTGCTTAGCTACTACGTCAATAGGATTTTACTCTTTACTAGCATTTTTTAGGCCCATAGCAATCTTATTTACTGGGCTAAGATTGTCTTGGTTTACTGGTGGTCTCCCATTGGTTGGCTTAACACCAGCACCACTCTTTGTTTCACTCTCAAACAAACGGCCAAACCTTTCTGTACCTTTCATCTCTAAGATGAATTCTTTTACAGTCATTGGCTCACCTGTGGTAGTGCTATACCGTGTGTTATTATCAGCATCTACAATAACCACCTTAAACTTACCATCTTCAGTGGTAGCTTTTACTTGACCTTTAACAAAAGGCATGATGAGTTCAGGGATACCCTTTAACTCAGTGATAGCAGCCAATGCGGTATTCTCTACAAGTACATTGTATAGCTGACCTTGAAGAGCCTCAGCTTTTTTGACTACTGCATCTTTCTCAACTAAGAAGCCTTTGGAGATATCGGCTTTAATTTTCTCAATATCAATCTTGGGGTCTTTAGCTAGTTCAGTAAGCTTGGCATCAAATGCAGCTCTAATAGCTTCTGGCGTATCACCAAATTCTCTTAATGCAGAAAGGTCTACAGTCTTTTTACGAAGACTATCAACTTCACCCCTAGATGCTCTTAAGGCTTTATTAAAACCTAAGATAGCTTCAACTACTGACTTAGTCTTAGGGTCAGAATTATCAATAGAGTATTTGCCATCTTTCTCAACATAGAGTGGCTTGAACTGGTCTGGTACTACATCGATAGTATCTACAGTCATGTTCTTTTCAAAGTCGAAATTCATTTAAGTCTCCATTTGCTTGTTTAAGGATCACCCACTAATGGGTCACCCATTAGCAAGCCTAGCCATTATGACAGAGGCTATCCAATTACTCAATAGCTTTTTGGGTTCAAGCCAGCTAATTCAAAAACATTCCCATGGCTATTAGCTAGCTGCTCTAGCGTCATCTCTTTACCACGCACATCAACAAACTCATTTAGCTTTATCTTGCCGGTATTAAAAAGCTTAGCTTTTGTTTTGCCAAGTACTTCTTCTTTAAATTTTTGGCTTTGGCCTCTTAGCCATTCTTCATAGGTAACTGATGCAGCAACTCTGCCAACATTTCTATCAGCCCACATTTTCTTGTATTCCCTTAATGGTACACCAGCTAGCTTGGCTTCAGCTTGAAAGTCTATCTCTCTTTGATTAGCTGTACGACCATCCGCTACGAAGGGTCTTTTACCAATAACACCAAGTCCATTAAATACCGCCACCATAACTGACCTACACCTTGGGTGGGCCGGAGGCCTAGCATCAACTGGATTAAGTTTTTTAGAACCCACTGGCACTTCTTTATTACCTACAGGTGCTATATGACCATCCCTTGACCTACAGATGGCTGAGGTCCTTCCATCAAGTGTAGAAGTCCACCTTAAGCCATCTATAATATCTTCATTCTCTTTCCATATCTCTTCCCTCGCAGAATTGGTTGCGTGGTTTATGGCTGTCCTAACTATTGTATCCAGGTTACGCCTTGTAATTGCAAGAGCACCATTGTCAAAGTCATTATCACGACTACCAACAACCCTAGACACAATAGTGTTGATTGACTCACCATTTATAACTCCCAACTTAATAGCATTAGTTATATTCTCTACATCTGTTAAAGCCATCTGGTCTAACCAACCTTTAAGGTTTTGAGCACCCACCTGACTTACAGAAAATGGCTTCTTAAATACCACTTCTTTTAATACGCTTAATGGTACACTTGTAGAAACTATTGCTACGTTTAGTGCTAAGTCTATAGCTCTATTCTCAAAATCAGCTTCTGATTTAATAAAGCCAGTAAGCGTTTCGGTGATATTCTTATTGACTTGCTTCATTAGCTCTTTTCGAGCTACCTTAATATCATCTAAAAGGTCTTGTAACCTAGCTGACTCATAGCTTTTTACTCCTGGTAAAAAGTTCCTAAGTTTTTTGGATATCTCTATATCAGCTTTTTCTATTACAGCTAATAACTCTTTTATCTGCATAGCCGTAAATCTACGGACAGCTATCTGATGCAAAAGGCTCGCATCAAAATAAGCTTGGTTCTTTGTTTTTTCAGCCATTAATCCTCACTCGGGTCATCGAGGTTGTCTGGATTGTTAGGGTCAAGATTGCCATTGATTGGCTTTAATAATGACTCACCTTCTTCTTCAAGGTGCATCTCATTTTCTTCTAAGTTAAAGTCTTGCTCAAGTATTCCTCTTCTCTTGAGCTGGTTCAAGAAGCTTTCTCGTGATAAGTCGCCATTTTTACGAGCCTCAAGAATAGCATCCAAATCCTGTTTATCAGAAACATCCGGGCCAAAGTCTTTATTAAGCTCGATTATACCGCCATCTTCTTTACCAATCCACTTAGCCATATAATATAGCACTTGTGCTACAGCGTCCTCAAAGCGGTATGTGATGTCCTGTAGGACTGAGAATGACTCTGCAGTATCAATAGCTTTAGCAGTAGCTGTTGTACGACCAACTCGTTTCTTTAAGAACTCAGCACTGTAATTAGCCATGCGTTCCTCAAGGTCAAGCAGCTCTTGTCGGCCAGCCTCAATAGCTTTACCAGTGTGTTCTACATAATAGAACCTGCCCTGTGGGTCGCTTGTAATAAGATAAGTTTTTGGCCCAATAGCCAGCTTAGCTTCATCAGGTGTTACACCACTTCCTGCTAATATAGGAAAGCGTGTAACAGTTAGGATGCTTTGTTGGTCAGCTGTAGACTGAAAGTGTCTTATGTTTAAATCAGCAAGGTCAAGCAGTGGCGGCTTGCTCAACATGAATGAGGTCTTCTCACTGTAGAAAGTTACCAATGGTATAAAGTCTAAGTCATAGGTATATTCTTCAATCTTTACCCATTGTATCTTTTTAGTCTTAGCATCTTTTCTCTCTTGGTATACTTCAACAAGGCCTGGTGTAATAACCTTTATCTGTTCTACAGATACTGTTTCAAAGCCACTTAGGTAGGTTTCCTGTGACCTAATTCTTATCATCTTTAATTCTTCTTTGCCATTCTCAATTTCAGCATAGGCAAAGATGATATTCTCAGGCTTAATAGGTACTAGATATGGTCTTACACCTTCTGCTCTATCATCAGCTAATGTTCTGTTTTCCTTATCAATACGAGGGAAGTCAACATAGCAATGTGAATACCCTTTAGCAAGTGAGTCCTTAAGCCAGTTTCTTATAAAGACTAATAGGTGGTTACCCTGTAAGTCAACGTTATCCATATATGGTACTAAGTCTGGAGATATCTTATCCAAATTGATTAAATCACTAAATGGCTTACCAGTCATACTATTAAGTGTAAGCTCAATAAAGTTATAGAGCACTGCACACTCAAGTCTAGCCCTATAGCTATCTTCACTCTCAAGTGGATATTTTGGAAGGTACTTAGTACCAGCTTCCCTCATAGCCTCAGTACCCTCTATTAAGGTATTAATCTTATCCCACTTGGGTATCATCTGAAGATACTGATTACTGGGTGTAGATGGATCTGGTAAATCACTCATTAGAAACTACCTCTATACATGGTTTTTCTTTTAACCCTAACTCGATATCTTACCTCATCACCGATATGGTCTTCAGCATTGGTATCTACATCGTCAAGTACTTTATCATCTCGCGGGAGAACTGGAAACAACATTCTGCAATCTTCACATCTTTCCATGATGAATAAGCCAGGTTCTTCTCTTGGTGTACCTTTCTTGGGCTTAGATGCCTTGAGCATCTTTCTTATCTGTTCCCAACCCTGTATCCTACTGTTAGGACCCTTATCAGCTTTAAGCCAATAGACCTTATGTTTAGCCATATCACCTGATATGGTTTTTTGTTTCTCGTACTCATCGAAAATACTGGTATCAGCTGGACCTGCTTTCACTCGTCCCCATATACCCCATTGCTTCTCTCGCTTCACTATCTCTTTAGCAATCTCAGTACCACTTAGCCTTAAGCCTTCGTTTGGACTATTAGCTCTACAGCCATAT